CAAGTAAACCCCGCTAGGGTTCTTAGTTCTATCAACATCAAGAAAGTCGCCCCTTAGAACCGCATTTATCTGCTTGTGATCCGTTGCGAAGGTTTCCATTATGCTGCTTATGTTTGTTAGCGTTAAATTTCTCACAGTATTTTTTTAGCAGTGCTTCTTTGTTTCTAATATAAACTGACTTCTCCATATTGTTTCTCTCTCTGGATGTATGACGTCTACTCCTGTTGGTGGTGTTTTATAAAGTGGGTAGCTGTTTTCGTTTGCTCGTAAGTACTTTGATAAGCTGGCTCTATAGAAGTCCGCTTGGTCTTTAAATATGTTCTTAGCTGCGAATAGTTCGCCTTCCGCTAATGGTGTGAACCCGTCGCCACTCTTTGTACCTGCTCCTTTATTCCTTAGTTGATAAGTTCCTGTTCTAACATACTGGCTGCACACCTCCCACTTTAAAACTGGTCTAATGTATTCCTTAATCAAAGTCTCATTTAAAGCCGTTACCGTATCCGCTTGTACTTGTGCCTTTATCTCATCAAATAAAGCACTACCAATGATAGGGATTATTTTAGTATTTTGCACACTAGAAATTAAAGGCTTGATATAGCCATCGTCTACATTATAGTGTAGAACCGTGTTTTCTTTTATGTATGCTGGGCTTGCTAGTAGTATCATTTTCTTCTCACTATTTGTTGTTTCCAAATATGTCTACAAAATGGTACTGCTGCTTGACTGTTGGGCTTATTGTACCACCCACCTCTTGCAAGCCATACATCCGTAGCGTCACTGTAGCCATCGTTTTTCATATTGTTACGCAGGAAGTCTATTTCTTCACGAGAATATAGTTTGTCCATAGTCATCATACGCTGGCAGAATGGTCTACTTGTACCTCCTTGTTTAAGTGGTGGTGCATCTGTTCTTAACTCGTAGGCATACATTATGATTGCGTCTGGTACTTCCTCTTCTTCTGCTGTTCTTTTGCCTTTAGGTGTCAACTCTAATGTGTCTCCATCTATATCTAGCAAGTCCTCAGATTGTAATATTCCCAACTCTTCGCCTATTATGTCAATGCTCACTTTAAACAAGTCAGATAGTGCAAGTGCTGTTATTAGTGGGTTGCCAAATATGCTCGCTAAAATAAAACCTCCTAACTCGCTTATGCCTATTGCAAACTCTATAGGTGTGCCGTCACTATCAAACTGTATATCTTTAGTCTTTACTATTTCAAACTTGCTTTTGCTTTCGCCTATCTTCTCAAATAGGTGCGAGATATCGTCATCACTAAATTCCTTTGATTGTAGTGTTTTACTTGCTAATAGTCCACGTGCTGCAATCTCTGATAGTCTTAGGAACTCCATTAAGAATGAAACACCTTGCTCGTTCGTTAATACCCCGTTTTGTACTTGGCTTACTATTTCAAGAGCGGAACTAATTTGAGCTCCATTATAAGATGCGTCTTTTTGTTCAGTGTCTTCTGTTACTACTGCTACCTCTTCACCTTCTGCTGTGGGTAATGGTACTGCTGATACTTCCTCTTGTATCTCTAAGCCTGTCTTGTCTGTTATTAAGTCACGTATCTCTTCCTTGCTTAAATTAGCTATGATAACATCGCTTGTTAATTCAAATGCGTCTACTGGTTTAAGTGGTTGTATTTCTATGTCACCTCTACCAGTGTCAATAAAGCAAAGTTTGTTTATAGTACTTAGTAATGTGTTACGTCTTTCTTGTATGTAAGTGTTTGTGAAAATCTCATAGGCTAAATCTAGCTCAGACCTTCCGCCTAATTGTCCCGCTTCCTTCACTCCAAAAAGTATTGGGTTGGTTACTCGATGCCCTATGAAGATGCTTTCTTTTACTCTCTTAGACATCTCACCGTAACGCTCGTGTAAGTCGTTACCGTTAAGATTAACTACCTCAGATGCATTCTCTCCACTCGGTGCGAATATGTGTGCTATTGTTTGCCCTTTAGCTCCTGCAAATTTGTCAGCGAACTTATCTTCAAAGTCTGTTTTTTCTTCTGATGTTTCTGGCACACCGTTCTTGTGAATAACAAGCGTACCCCCTACAAATCCATTCTCTACTTGGTTAAGCCAATAGTCTCCTATGTTTACATCTGTTTTAATCTCAGCTAATGAGCCTACATAAACTGGCAAAGGGTAGTATTTGAAATTAGGACGGTAATCTGTGTGATATATTACTGATCTTTTTTGCTCTTCGTCCGTTGGATTATACCTCGGTAAGTCTTTTATGTTTGGTTTGTGGTTCTTTTTGCCCTTATCATTAATCCAGTCAATAGCATATTTAATAGTCCCATCTAATCCTACTCTACAATTAGCAAAGTCTATGTGATTATACACTTTCCCTGCACTTGTCCTTACTACTTCTATGGCATAACCGTTAAAAAGTTCGTAATCAAGACTAATTCTTTTAAGTATATTAGTCCAATCTTCGTCTAAGTTAGCAGTATCGAGCCATTTTTGAGTAGTAGAATCTTCTGTTACCATTCCATTCCCTACTGTATAGCCTACTTTACCATTAATAATAGCGTTATGTGTACTAGAATCGTTGTATAAATCTATAAGTTCATAAGGATATAGGTTATTAACCCCAAAGAATACGATATTTTTGTTTATCTGCTCTATAAATAGAGGCACTTCTGCACTTGCAAAGGTTGTAATTATAGATTGATATTTACTATTACTCATAAACTATTGTGGTATCTGCTCCGTCGTACGAATATACAACATCCGCAGGTTGTTTAAGTCTTATTATTCCACGGAATACTACGTTTCCTGTGGTACTTCCTTCCGTGTCTGTATTAATTATTGAATAAGGATAGTCTCCGTTATTCGGTAGGGTGAAATCTGACCCCTCAGTGAGTGTAAATGTAACGCTTCTTAGATTTGGATCTGCTGGTGGCGTCAATATAAAACTAGTCTCATACTCTGGACTTTCTATAAACATCGTATAATAGGTAAAGTCAATCTCATTGCTAAGATTGACTACAAACCCATCGTCCCCTCCTTTGGTTACTATGTTCACTTATACTATGATATAAGTGCTTCTATTACAGATGCCGTTACTTCAGTTATTGGCTCTGCTTCTTGTCCTTGAAATGATAAGGAATAACCGTTACGGTCTGCAATCGCAGTACCTGTCCCAGCCTCTCCACTTACTAATCTAATCCCGTTCTTTTGTCCAAGAAGCCAATACGTGCCGTTGTTGTCTTTTACAACTACTGACAGTTTAGCTCTTGCTAGCATTTTGATCTCATTCCGCTTAGTTTGTTCCATTTTATTTAAAACAAATGTAGCTGTTTGGTCAAAGAAACTTGTTCCGTTCTGTGCGTTTACAGTAGGGTTGTCATTAAATGAGCTGGCTGCTCCTTGTGCCTTGGTACATTCATACTTGTAATAAGCAAGACCTGTACCTGTAATAGCATCAACTTCACCAGTGGCATCTTGTGTCGCTGCGAAGTCTGAAGGCATATTGGCGAAGAGAAACTCCGCCACACCGCCAACACTTTCTAAACATCCTACTGTAAAGCCTGTTGTTAAATCACACATAGGCTTATGATGCTAGTGTAAATTGTACAATCTCAGAAGGGTATGCAACTTGTAAGCCTCTCTTATACTTTACTCTATAAAAGATTGCGTCATCTTTCTTTTCATAAAACATATCAAAGTCCTCTTCATCGTTTAACAAATCAAATCCTAAGAAGAAATTATCTGTAGTCCCTGCAAAAAGTCTGTTAGTTCCGTCTAGTCCATTTACACCTACTAGGTCAATGTTCTTACCAGGTACTCTCATTTTGTAATCTGCATATCCTGTTGCGTCTACGTGGTACAAGTTCTTAGCTGCTAGTGTATCTGTGTACGCATCAAAGAAATCAGTACCACAAAATAGTACTTGATTCGATGCTACCTTTACAGATGGTATTCTAGCGTTTAATACATTGGCTACTATGGTATCAGCGTTTCCACTCGCTCCACTTGTAACTGCTGTGATACCTGTGTTTGTTGCATCTACTGTACCTGATGCTGCGTCAATAGTTTTTATCAAACCATCATAGCGATCTAATAAAGCACTTCCGCTATCAGTATCCCCCTGCCAATCTCCTACTTCTTGTATCTCCATTATACGAGACATAATCATTTCAGCGATTTGACTTTCAAAAGTCATATCTTCTGTTTCTGCATTACCTGCTCTAAGTAATATTTGAGTCCATTTCGCATTCAAGTCCTTCATACAAAAAGATGCAAAGTACTCGATAGGAGCTACTGTTATATTTCTTGCTGTGAAAGTAATGTCACCGCTTGGCGTGGTGGAGCAATCACTACCGTCTTGTGGTATAGCTGTTACTGATAGAAGATGCAACGCCTCTGTTTTTTTAACTCCAGCCTGCGGCGTGAAGTACTGCGAAGACCTGCTCTCAAAGTATAACCTTGATAATAATTCTTCTTTTTGTTCGTTGACGTAATCCGTCAATCCTGATACTACGAATCCCATTTTATTTTTTAATTAATTTTTGTGCTTTGATTAATGCCGCCATTCTTGACGCCTTTTCTTGTCTTGTCATTTTCGCAAAAGATGAAGGCTTCTGTGCTAGAGGCTCTTCTGTCTTAGCAAGCTCCTCTAATTGAGAACCTATACCTTGAAGTGTTTTGTTGAAGTCTGCTTTTAAAGTCTCCTCTACCTTAGCGAATGATGCTACTTGTGTTTTAAGTTCCTCATTCTCTTTAGTGATAGCCGCAAACTTTTCATCTATGTTTAAGTCCTTAGCCCATAGACCAAGTGCCTTACCTATAGCAGCCTGCAAGTTCTCTTCTGTAAACTCAGTGTCTACTTCTTCACCTGCTACTATCTCAGTAACTAGTCCGCCTGCTGTGGTTATGATTGCTCCACTTGTAAGCTCGTGCGTTCCGTCTGGTGCAGATACCTCGCCCTCTTCGGTTACGATTACAATGGCTGTGCCTTCTGCTAGCTCTCCGTCATACATTACTACTGTACCGTCTACTAGAGTGTCCTCCATCATTTTGTTTTTTTTCTCGTCCTCCTCTGGATCGTATCCAAAAGATTTAAGTAGGTTAATAACCTTCTCTAATTTATTCATTTTATTAAATTTGTATGGTTGTATGTCGAAAAATCCCTCTACACTAAAGCCTTTAAGCAGTCCTTCCTTCTTTACTTTAGCCCAAGCCTCGTTGTTATCTACTTTAGCAGCGATAAACCAAGTGCCATCCGCTACATTTTCAAAGCCTTTAGGCGGTAATATGCCTAATTCTTTATCTGTAATGAATGATTGGTATAGATACACCGCGTCTAACTTTAGTAGTGGGTCGTGCATCTCGTTAAACTCAGTAGTTTTTTGCTCCTTAAAGTACTTCTGTACTAGCTGATTGATGGTATCCTTCTTGAATATAGCGTAGTACTCACCTCTTTCATCTCTTCTGTAGATAGGTAAGTCTGGGATCATAGCAGCACCCACTACTATTCTCTTCTCTTCATTAAGAACTTCAAACTTTTGTGGTGCAAATGCTTGATAGTTTACACCTGTGGCAGGTGCTTCGACTAATGCAATGGCACTAAGTCCCTCTACATCGTCTGTAAGTCTATATTCAAAGAATGGTAGCATCTATACTTAGATATACTTAAATAGTGTATTATGTCTGAAATGCTATTTGGAATCATTCCACGCAGTTAAAGGTTTATCTTTGTGGTATTAACGCCCGAATATGTGCCTTGTAATCCCTCAAGGATTATTACATATATTGGATGTTAAAAATTACTGCACTACTACCGCGCGCTGATATATCCCGTCCACTCCATTAACCGTATTAGTTATATCCGTCTCAGTTACGATTACCCTTGTAGGCTCTCTATTGATGTCTACATTTGGATTGGTAAATGCTGTAGGCTGCATTCCGTTCATACCTCCCCCGTCCGTAACATTGGGCTGCGTTATGTTGTTCGACCCTCCAGCAAACTCTGTTTTGCGTATAGTTTGTATTTGTGCTATACCAACTGCACCTGCTGCTGCTGCTTTTATAAATCGCTCCCCGGGGAATAAAGATGTCTCGCCTAATGCACCCGTAACTGCTGATGCTGTCTGCATAATTGCCTGCCCTATGTTTAATGCTTTACTAATCTTAAATGCTCTTCTCTGACTTGCTTCGTCACCTTGTGCAAACGCTTGTGCTAATTGTGAAAGTGCGTTAAACATCCCAGAGGCTGCTTGTAGCTTTGCTTGTAGTATAGACCTGCTTTGTTCCTCGCTTTTCTTTTCCTTCCCTACCTTTTTCTCTTCTGCTTCCTTGTTTAACCTTACGCTTGTGTCTAGTATTTCTTTTTGTAGCTCTATGTCTTTTTGTCGGCTTGTCTCTCTGAACTCATACAATGCAGTAAGTGCATCCGCTTCTGCTTGCGTCCCTGCTGTAGTCATTTCTATTTTAGTTTCAAGCCTAAGCATTTCGGTTTGCTGCTCTTCTTCTGCAAGTCTTTGTAGTTCTTGTAGAGATTTTAGTTTATCGGATATTTGTTCAGCAGCAAATACTTTTCTATCGTATGCGAGTTTGGCTTCTGAATCGCTGACGGTCTTTGTCATAGCGATACCCTCCTT